GAAGGCCCACCATCGTGAGCCAATGCCGCCGCATGATCCGTCCGCGCCGCTTCGGTCCCGGCGCAGACCGCATCAGTGTTTACCGCGCTCACGCAGCCACTCACGGGCAGCGTCAGCATCAGACATGCGGCCAATCTCGTCCATGCGCTTTCGCGTTTCGACATAGCCCTCAAGCTCCTCTTGCTTGGCGTCAGCCTGAGCCGACTTTCTGCCGCTAAACCAGCTTGCTGCCAGCGCGGCCACGATGAGGCCAAACCCCATCGCCCACATTTTCAGGCGTGCGAAGATCATGCTTCACTTCCCCAAGGAATGCATTTGTATGACACGACCTCAGACAGGCCGTACTGGTCTTGAACGAATGTTACGTTTTCCTTGACGGACGCGAAACATTCTTCCTCTGTCTTGGTGATTGGTCCGCTCATGGCAACGCACATCGTGCCGTCGCAGACCAGAAGCACCAATGACCAGATCATCTCACGCCCTCCGCCCACTTCTTTAGGCGCTCACGCATGACCCACATGGCCGCAAGCACGACAACGCCCGCGAACACCAGCGCGACGATCTGTGCAGTCCCATCCAGCGCGCCGACGGCGGCAATGCCAGCGCCAGCGCCGGAGGCGATCTGCACGGCAGATGCCTGCATGGTCGTCGATTGTGCCACGCTTGTGCGGCCCTCAAACTCACCGCCTACAGGCGTCAAGAACAGCTTGCGCTCGGCCTCACGGCGGCGCGTCAGACCCCTCAGCACCTTGCCGCCCGCCTTGTTCCAAAGAAGCAGGGCGTTGGCAGCCTTGGTCTTGTCGCCCTCGTTAAACAGGCGCAGGGCAGATGACTTGCGGAAGGCACCCGGCCCGATGTTGTAGGCCAGAGATACAAAGGCCCCGAACTCGTTTTCATTGATCGGGGCGGTAATGGCATCTTCGATCTGGCTGGAGAATTTCTCTAGGGCCGCGTGCAGGTAGCCCTCGGCGTCGCTGCGCGTGATCGTCATGCCACTCTTCGGCGTGATGCCGACGTTGGCGGCAGCCGTGGTGCCATATCCGATTGTCCAGATGCCAGCAGGGCACTTGTAGGCCTTCGCACTGAAGCCCTCAAATTCCTTAACCAGATCGACCGTTGCTCGGTTGATTTTCATTTGCGAAGGCTCTCTTCGATCTTGTCCAGCTTGTCAAAAACCTTCTGGATCAGGGTCTGAAGGTTCTTCATTTCAAGATCATGCGCCTTAGTGGTGGCCGCCGCTTGGGCTTTCAACACCTCAATATCGGTGGCATGGCTTTGTTGTTTAAGGTGCATGAGCCAGACAAAGGCGGCCACGGGGGCCACGATCCACTTCATGACAGATTCAATAACGTCCATCTCAATAGCGCCCTTCCCAAACACGCAAATGTGCATTGTCGCTGTTGTTCATTTCGCGGGCAACGACTTCACGCATGGCCGCTGCGTCATTGGGATTGACGCCCCATTTTTTAGCCCACTCAGCCCAGACCTTCATCGGCACCAAGCCCACCAGCTTGCTTTCCCCGAAGCTGTCCGCCCCGGCGCTTTTTAGGGCCTTCGCTCGTTCCAGAACCGGGTTGAAGTCGTGCGTCTGCTGCACGATGATCTTCCCGTCCTCCTCGAACATTCTCTCCGCGATCTTCGACATGGGCGTCCTCAAAGGTCAAATTAGGGTAGGCCAAACGCATAACATCCGCCACTTCCGGCGGCATCCGTAGGATTTGCCCGCGACGATAGCGAACACCGCCCCGGAATATTCCCTCACATGTTACGCGATATTCCATCATTTTGAAATAAGGGGCGAGTTTCCCCGCCCCCCTTTTATCACGATACGGTGGCCGAGAACGGCGTTGCTTCCGTTCCAGAGGCTTCCGACATGACCACGACTGCCCAAGTGTTGGCAGCGATGTCGTCAAGGACTACACGCCAGCCCTTGAGGCCGCCACGGGTCGATCCATCCAGCGTGATGGTGTCCGAGGTATCTGCGGTATAGAAGCACGAAGCGCCTGCGCTGTCGTTGCCCAGATAGGCGGTGCCCATCATCACGTCGGTCGAGTCGGCGACCTTGATGATCTGGCTGCCCGAGGCATCGGCAAGGCCGATAAACTCGTAGCGGTTGCCCGAGCCGGTAGCTTCCGGCAGGGTTGCGGTCACACCGGCAGCGCGGTTGAAGATAACGCGCTGGCCAACGTGAGCCTCGTCGGTGATCGTGACAGTCGCAGACGTGACCGTGACGATGCCGTAGTTCTCAAAGTAATTTGAGGGCATGGGATTTTCCTTCAGCCATGAGATGAGGAAAGGGGCGAGCCGAAGCCCGCCCCATCACGATTACGAGGTGGTGTTGTCGTAGATGCCGCCCGAGGACTTTTCGTTCCGGCAGACCAAGGTCAGTTCGGTGACGACCTGACGCTTCTCGTTGTCGCCGGTCTTGGCCAGCTCTTCGTTCTTGGTCGCACGCAGAACGCCAACGGCCCACATGTCGTCCTGCATGATGAACACGTCCCGAGCGCGGTTTTCGCGGGTCGGTTTGAATTCAACAGTGCCCCACGGGGTGACGTAGACGGCCATGTGCTTGATGACCTTCTCAGCTTCAGCCGTGATGTTCGAACGCTGGTTGTTGTTACCAGTGAAGCCCAGAGCGAGGTTCATCTGGAACGCCGACAGGTACACGCTGTCCGGCTTGCCGCCCGAGACCCAGATCGACTGCATAACAGCGTCGAACTTGGTCTGCGAGAATGCAGTCGGGGTGCCGTCGTCGGTACGGGCGTTGGAGCCGTCGCCGGTGGGGTCAGCACCCGAAGAACCGGATTGGAAGTTGGTGTTGGTGGTCAGCCAAGCCGGAACGCCAGCCATGCGGCGCGCGGTCGTGCTGTCACCAGCAACTTTTGCTTGGTTAGCAAACATTGCCTTTTCGATGTCCAGCTTCTGCTCTTTGGCAATCTTCAGAACCTGATAGGCCATTTCGCGTGCGCGACCGGCTTTGTTCAGGCCCTGATCGGTGCCGGGGATGACGACGCTGTTCTTGAAGATTTGCGTGCGGTTGTTCAAGCGAACAGTGGCCGAACGGGCTTCAGCGATGGTGTCGTCGCCTTCGATGTGAGCATTGTCGCCCGACGAACGCAGTGCGTCGGTCTGCCACTCATGCAGCGTGTTGGTCGCTTTTGCCTTAGCGCAAGCGGTGTAGAAGGGGGTCTCTTCCGGCGAAATATCATAGATCACGTCGGAAAGGTCTTCGCGGATACCGCGAACGTCGTAGGAGTCGAGGGTATTGGTTGGCTGTGCCATGATGTCGTCCTTTCAGGGTTTAACGGAAAAGAAGATCAATAAAAGCCTCTGGCTTCCCTGATCTCTTTGCGGCCTTCATCTGTCGATCACGAACGACTTTATCAGGTGCAGGCTTACGCGGCATCGGCTTCACGTTGCGCGGGGGTTCGGGCTTTTTAGCCTGAGCCTTTACCGCTGAAAGCTGATTGTAGCGATAAGCGTCATACAAGACTTGCACGAGGCGAGCATCGACTGTGCTTGCCACTTCTTCAGCCGAAAGCCCGTACTTCGAAGCAAAGCCAACGAGGTTCGCCTTGAGTGCAGCCGCCTTTTCAGGGTTGGCAAACTCAGGGATGGCTTCAGTCAAACGGCGGGCCTGCTCTTGCAGTTCCACTTGACGAGCCTGCTCTTGAAGCGCCGATTGACGCTGTGCCTGCTCGTGAAGTTGCCGTTGCTGCGCCTGAAACTCTTGCGCCTTGATTTCGTATTTCGCCTTCTCCTGCATGTATCCGATGGGATCACTGTCAAGCATTCGAATATCAGGAGCCTGCGGGGCCTTCATAATCCCTTGCTGTTGCACATTTTCCAACGTCGCAAGAAACTGCTGTCGCTCGTTTTGAAGGGTGTAGTAGAGGTTTTCTGCTTCCTTACGGACAGCGGCGGCCTCCTGCATTCCCTTCTGGATGTAGGCATTTCCCGAATAGGACCGCTTTAGCTCATCGAGGGTGACCTGCGTTTCCTTGCCGTCAACTTTGACAGAAAAGGTCGTTGGCGTCTCTTGAGCGTCGGTTTCTTCGCTTTCCTCATCCTCATCATCCTCGGTGTCAGGCTCTTCGCCGTCGTCCTCGGAATTGTCTGCGGCATCGGCCTCTTGGCCTTCATAATCCGCTTCAGTTTCGTCCTCGACCTCTTCCTCTGCCGCCGTTTCGGGTTGGGCTTTCGGTTCGTCGTTCATAGGAGCAAGCAGGCTATCAACAGCCGCTTCGAGTGTATCAGTCGTTTGCACGGTCCCGATCCTGTTTTGCCTCAACGGCCTCGGCGTCTAGTCGCGCTTGAAGGGCGTCGAGTATGAGTTGAACGGCGCGCACACTTTCGTGTGCCGCCGCGACCCTGTTTATATCACAGGTTGCGTCTAAAAACACCCCCACTGCATCATCGCGGATTTCGCCGATCACGGCTTGGAAAACGTGATCGGCGAGGAGGGTTTTGGCTTCAGAAGCCCGTTGTTTGATTAGGGACAAATGGCATCCTCGGCATTTGCTGTTCACGCTTGATAGCATTCAGATCAAGCTGAACGCCGGTTTTAGCAAGAAGCTCAGCGGCCTTCAAAGCCAAGTCTTGAGCCATCTGGTCCCGCTTCAGGTCATCTTCCATTTGCAGGCGCTGTGCGTCAAGCTGCGTCTTGGCCATGTCAGCCTGCACGCGGGCCGACATCTTCATCTGCTCGGCCTGCAAGAACGCCTGATTGGGGTCAGACGGCTGCTGCTGAGACGGATCGCCCTGCGCTGCCTGTGCGGCCTGCATCATCAGCATTTGCTCGGTCTGCGGGTTCATCGGGTTGTAATAGCGGTCGGCATTGTGAATGCCCGCCATGCCCAAGATGTCAGCCAGCGTGTTGCGGATGCCGGTCATCGTGACGATGCCATTCTGCGGCCCGTAGGCTTGCCAGATTTGCATCTGCGTCTGCATGGTCATTTGCAAGGCAGCAATCCGATCCTCGCGGCGATTGTTGCCCAAGCCGACGTTGGTGACCAAATCCAGATCGTTGGTCCACGAACGCGGATCGACCGGGACAAACTGGCCGTCAAGCCGCATCATCTCGTTGGGGTTGGGGTTGGCGCGTGCGATCTGGGAGATCAGGCGGAACATCTGCCGCATACCGCCTTCGGCCAGATTGCGGGCGATCAACTCAGAGACAGCCGAGGCGGCCTGCACGGCGGCATTGACGCCAGCGGCAGTCTGGGATTGCAGCGCATCCGCATCCATTCCCATAGCCGCGCCCGTCACGCCCGTCTTGGCACGGATCGACTCGTCGTAGAATTGCAGGGCTGGCAGGGCCGCCGATGCACCGCCGCCGATGGAGAACTCACGCAGGGCGTTGATGTCCTTGACGCGCACCACACCGCCGATCTCGTTATTGAGAAGGTCGTCCATGTTCACAAGGTTTTGAACGGCCATCACGCGGGGATTGTTGGCCATCGCCAGACCATCCAGCAGACCGCGCAGAAGCGACGTTGCCGCGTCCTGATCTTCAATCACGATCTCGGCCAGTGAACGACCAAAGAAGGTGTGCGGCTCCGGGTCAACCTCGAAGATGGCGAACGGGATGTAGTCGCACAGTTCGTAGTCCAAGATTTCGTAGTCGTTGCCGGCGCAGATGAACTTGTAAAGGCGCGGAACGCCCGTGCCTTCAATGTCCATCTTCATGTAGGCTTCGGTGAATTGGACCTTTCTCATGGACGGATCGGCGGCGTTTTCATCGTCGTCGGTGTCGTCCCAGCCACGGCGGGCCATTTCTTCTTCGTCGTCAACCGTGCCATCGGCAGCGCCGCCGAGGTTGTAGACAGTCTCAAAGTCAAAGCCCATCGCCACCAGATCGCCAACGCGGGCTTCGCTGGTGTGGCCGCAGACGTAGCAGTCGTCAATGCTGACGGCCATGCGATCCACGAAGAAGTCCTCGGGGGCAACGCTCTGGATTTTGATCTGGCCCTTGGTGGACGTGCGGGCAACGCGCAGATTATAGCTGGCCATGCGCGGCTGGATTTCAATGCCCATCTCGTCAATCACGGCCTCGGCAATGATCGTTTCTTCCTGCGACAAAACTTCGCTTTCCGGGTCATTTTCGATAAAGGCAAGCTGCTCGGGCGTCAGGTCGCTGTATTCGTCAATCTCAACGTGCTGCACCTCGTCGTAGTAAACCTTAGCCACGCCAACCTTTTTGATAAGCGCGTCGTGGAATACGTCCGACAGGATGCGAAAGCCGTTGTTCCGCTCGAAGACATACTTGGCGTATTTGGTTGCCTGATCGGCACCCATGACGGCTTGCGGGGTGTTCGGGATGAATTCCACCGGCTTGTCGGATTGCAGGAACACACGCATCAGCGCGGGCTTGATGGCCCGGATCGTGTCGCGCACCTTGGTCGCCACAACTCTCGACCGGCCATCCTCGAAGTCAACCGCAGACTTGCCGTCAAAATACTTCTGCGACTTGATGCGATCTGGCGCGACTTCGGTTTCCACGAAGTCCACGGCCTCGCGCACGGAGCTTGTGATGGTGTTCTGGATTTCGTCGTCCGTCAGGCGTTTCGGCTGCATCTGTGTCTCCGTTATTGTGCGAGAAGGCCGCGAATTGCCTGCTGTGATAGATTAGCACCCGGCTGCGCCCCTGTCACGGTTCCGGCCCGGCCAGCGCCTCTAGCAGACGCCGCCGTCAATGCCTGAACGCGCTGCTGAAGGGCTGCCATTGCGCCTTCATCGCTGATCGCGCGGCGAACAAGGTCCGGGTCTTCCGAAACCAAGATGCGGGCCACGCGGGCGCGCTCTGCGTCTGTCAGATCGCGGGTGAAACGCGCGGCGATGTTTGACGCCACGTTGACCATTGCGTCTGGGCTAAAGTTCATAACGCCGAGAAGGTCACCCGCTGAAATGCCCATGCCAATCCGGGCCTGCTCTGCTGTCGTGTCTGACGTAACTGACTGACGGCCAAACAAAACCTTGTTTGCAGTTTCCTGCGCTTCTGACGCCGTTTCAACTTTTCTCAGCACATCGTCTACCGCATCGGGCGGCAACACGGCACGCAACATTTTGCCCTCTTTAAGTGTCTCATCAGTGAGGTTCCGCATGAAACTTTGACGGCTTGGCGAAGTCATTTTGCTTTCAATGAACGACATGAGGCCAGCGCGATATGCCTCAATCTGATCAGGATCAGTGATCTTGGAGAACGCAAACAGCTTCTCGTTCACGTCCCCAGCCAAAGCAGTTTGACCAGCCTCAAACGCTCTGTTTTGCCCTTCAATTTTAGCCACTTGTGCTCGCACTGCGCCAAGTTCAGGAGATGCCGCATCGATAGCGCCGCGCAACCACTTTTCAGCCGCAGAAAACGAGTCGCCCGCCCCACCATAGCCAGCGCGATATTCTGCCGTTGCGGAGTTTTTAATGGCGCGACGTACCCTTTCCGCCTCGTCCATTGTGATCGGGCGAGTGAATGTTACATTGGCAGGCCCGATCCCGCTCGCCGGTGGCGTTGTTGCGACAAGGCCACGGAACATTTTGTTAACTTCCCCGATCGCCTCTGGCACCACTTCTAAGGCCGAAAGCACTTCGCGCGAGACTTCATCAGGTGCCTCAATGTTTTTAAATGGCGCATAAGCCGCCCTGCGTGCAGCTGCCACCGCCTCCTCATCACGCCGCTGCGCTTGAAGCGCACTCGGCGCGTTTACATCGGAAAGATACTGACGGATTTCATCCATAGCCTGACCGCGCGTTTGCGCCGGGCGAGGGGTCAATGCTTGCGTGATAATGGTTGAAGCCTCACCACCGCCAGCGCGGTATGCTCGGACTGCGGCACGGATCGTCTCGTTTTCAGCAAGCAAGCGACCATTCAGAACGTCGTCTGCAATCTCATCTGCCGTCTTGCCGGTTTGCTTTGCAAGGCGCTGGATTTCGTTTTCAACAACGCTCGATCCGCGATTGCCAACGACACGCCGGGCTGCGTCCGTAAGCGCGTTGACCGCACCACCTGCGGCTCGCGTCAAACCGCCAGCCACGGTGCCGCCAATCGCGCCAGTGACCGCGCCGCCGGGGACGCGGGATGCACGCTCTGCAAAACCACCCTCGCCAGTTCCAAAGGCATATGCGCTGCCCTCAAGCGCACCAAGACCAGCAAGGCGGCCCAAAGTGGGGGCCACCGCAGCAGTCGAAGTCCCGCCAGTAAACGGGGCGGCAGCAACAGCGGCAAGTGCTGGCAATGCAGCTCCACCAGCCTCATATGCTAGAGCCTCAAGCGGGCGCGCCTGCTGGTAAGATTTCAGGTTTCCACGGATTTCGTTCAGAACGTCCTCATACGAACGATCATTGACGTTGAAGCCAAGCGTTGACGCAACGGATGTAGCCGCAGCGCGGGCTGCCGCCTCAATCTCATCAGCGGTCCCGAGCGTCAGACCCTGTGCGGCTGTCCTTGTGCGCTCACGCGGGGCGGCCTCTACTTCGGCCTGTTTCTGCTGGCGGCGTGCGCGTGCAGCCTCAACGGCTTTGCGCTGGGCTTCAGTCATCTCAACCATTATCGGCCCTCCATGAATGCTCTGCGCTCGTCTTGGGTCATCAAGTCCCAATCCTCTTGGGCAACCCCAAGTGCAACTGCCGACGGTGGGACGACTGCTGGTACGACAGCTTGCGCTTCTGGAATGACGCCTGAATAAATAAACTCAGGTGGCACGCCTGCTTGCTTTGCCAATTCCGTATATCTTCCCAGTGTAGTTTGAGCCGCAGAAGATCGCTCAGTATATATCTGAGTGGCCAACTCAGCAATTTGCTGCCGCACTTCAGGCGTCAACGAACCTTCGCCAGTGACAGCGTTTCTCAACGCTTGGCCAAGGGCGGGGATACGCGCACCAGCATTCTGCACTGCGGCAACTTCGCCTTCGCGGGCAACTGAGCCGGGATCAAGGATTTTGGCAAACGCGACAGCAAGAGCGTAGTCACTGGTTGCATTCGGGTTGGAATAGAATGTTGTGATGTTCCCGTATCCCTGCTTCACAATCTCAAACGGGGCCAATTCAGCGCGCACGTCGTCGCGGATCGAATTGATTGCCGTCAGTTGATCGCCGGTAAGCGTGGGCTGCGGGCCGCGCAATTTATCCAATTCAAGCTGTGCTTTTTCAAGGTTGATCGCCGCCATTGGGTCAGCAGGTGCCATTGCAATTCTTAGCGCGTCAGCCGCAGGCAAGCCGCCTTCCATCGCAGCCGCCAGATCATCACGCCCGCGTGACCGCAGCCAAGCGGCTGTGGCATTCTTTTGGGCTGCTGTCTCACGGCTTTCGATGCCTTGCTGCAACTGCCCGATCAGCGCCTGATTAGGGTTCAGCGTCATGCCTTCCAGAGCAATGGCAAGACGCGAACGTGCGTCACGACCCTGCGGCCCAAAGAAGCCACCGAGCAAGCCTTGGCGCTGAGGTGCAGCCTGTGCAGGCATCGGCGCGGCTTGCATGGGGGCTGCCTGTGCAGGCATCGGCGCGGCTTGCATGGGGGCTGCCGCTGGCAGGCCAGCAATCCTCATGTCCTGCACGGGAATGACGTTGGGGTTCATGCCGCCCGTACCGATACCCGCGCGCATCAAGTCTTCGCGTGTGATAGCCATTTAGCCCCCCAAAAGCCCGAAGAAACCACCACGCTGCTTGGCCAGTGCAGCCAAACGCGGGTCTTCTTTCTGCGTCAGAATATTAAACAGGTTTGCGATGGGCGATGCCTCCGCGTCCTGCGCGATGCCACGGGATGCAGCCAAGCGAGAAAGCAGGCCCATGCCCTCAAACGGATCGTCCATCTTGGCAGGCCGAAACGGCACGTCATACGCTGAACCGCCCGCGTTGCCCGTCGCGCTGGCCGAGATGATCGGTGCCGCGTTCGGCCCCGGCATTGGTGCCGCGTTCGGGTCGAACTTTCCGGCGATATTAGCTAATTTAGCCCCGTACTGCGGATCGGTCGCATAGCCAGACTTCGCCATCTCGGCGATCTGGTCCTCAATGCCAACAGCCGACAGCACGCCGCCGTAGCGGGGGTTGCTCAGAAGAAAGTCAGCGTAATCTTGAAAAGACTGCTCGGGGCTTTCATAGCCGCGAAAAGACGCAGGCTGGCTGACCATGCGGCCATCTTCAAACTCAGAAGTTTGCAAAGTCTGCCCGCCCGAGCGGCCATGCGACTTGATGCCGAAATAGTTCATGCCGGGCGCGCTTCTGCCATACCCGGTCTCAAGCGCGGCCTGAGCCAAGACCAAGCGAGGGTCAAGGCCAGTGCGCTCAGAAACCTCCTGAGCGTAGGGAAGGAAGCGACCGTAGAACTCTTCTGGCGTCATTACAGCGCCCCCAGACCCAGCGACAGATAGTTAAACAGGCCCGGACGCTGCGTCGTCGTCTGCGTTTGCTGGCCCATATTCGCGCCGCCGAGGGCAGCCAATGTAGCGTTAAGCGACTGACCGGGCGCGCCCGTGAAGCCGCCGTACTGGCTGCGTCCAGCGTCAATCAAAGCCTGATTGATGGCCTGCTGCATCGCGCCTTGCTGCATCTGCTGTTGCGTGATGCTCTGGCCCATGTTGAAGCCGGTCTGCGACAGATTGCCAAGCTGGCCAGCGCCGGACAGGCGCAGGTTCGCGGCCTGCAATGCGGCCTGCTGGTTTGCCTGCGCGGCTTGTGCCGCAGCCTGCTGGTTGGCTTGTTGGGCCTGCAAGCGCGTGCCTTGAGCAAACTGCTCCTGAGACGCGCGGGCACCTTGGTTTGCCAGAGCAGCCTGAAGCTGATTTGCGACATCCTGCTGAGACGCGCCGAGTGCGGTTTGGAAGCCCTGCTGGCGGAGTTGAGCCGCAAGCTGGCCACCCTGATTGGCGAAGGCTTCATTCGTGAGAGCCTGAGCCACGCCCTGACGAGAGCCGCCGAAGGCCCCCGCTGCGGTTGCCTGCGCGCCCATTTGCGCGGTCTGCATCATGCGCTGGCGTTCAAGATCAGCCATCGACAGATCAATGACCTGCTGCTCATACGGATTGAAATATTGCTGGATGCCGCCGAAAGCAGTTTGCGCCGCAACCGTGTCCGGCGTGTATCCGAAGGTTGTTCCAGCACGCTCTGCACCGACCCGCTGCGGCTGGAATGCCGCCGCCGCGTTGGCAGCGTTGATCGCGCCTGTGTAAGCGCCAGCCGACTGTTGGAACACGTTCGGCTGCGTCGGCGCTGCGGGCTGCGGCATGACAGTTGCTTGCATCGGAGCCGGGCGAACAGGCGTGCTGTTAAACGGCGTAGGAGCCGGGCGAACCACTGCCGCGGGAACAGTGGCTGGCGCAGCAGACGGCGTTGCAACACGTCTTGGGTTTGATCCGCCTGCCATTTATTTCTTCCTTCCCTTATTGTCACGCGGGCCGCGCGGGCTGATGCCAGCCGCGTTTGCGATGCCGGACACACGCCCGCCACCCTCAAAAGTCTTTCCGGGTTTTCCCGGACCGCCGCCGTCAAACATGTCGCGCAGGCCCGTATATCCGCCCATGCCGCCAGACGAACCAGTACCAGCGCCAGAGGACATGCCGCCCATTCCGTCACGGTCACGCCCGCCACCCTGCGTCGGGTATGTCAGCGGTGCAGCCGCCATCGGGGCCATAGGCTGAACAGACGGGCCAAAGCTAAGAGGAGCAGCGCCGGTGATCGGGTCAACGAACATGCCGGTGATGGCGTTGTATTGGCCCGGTCGGCGGGTCTCAAGCTCGCGCAGAGCCTCGTCGTAAAGACCGCCTGACGAGTAACCTTGCACGCCGCCAGCGAATGTCTGCGGCGCTGGCATGCCTTCGGTGCCCATTGATAGCCCTCCACCACCAAGGCCGAAAGCCCCGGCTGCGCTGGACAGACCCTGATTTGATGCGATCTGGAGCGGCGTCATGGCAGCAACGTCAGGCCCGTAATACGGGGTGTAGCCGATGTTGGCGACACCTTGGCCGCGCGCCAAATTCTCTTTGGCCGCCGCTTCCAGCCATTCGGGGATTTTGACCTCAGTGGTCTCTCTGCCACCCTTACCGCCGCCGCTCATTCAAAGTCCCTTTCCAACACTGTCATCACTGGCTTGTATCCGTGCTTCGCAAGAACTCGCTCCCAGCCACGTCGCCCAGCGATTGTCATTGATGTGCAGCCCTGTGTCTTTCCCCAAGCCACGGCGGAATCAATCATGTTGACGATTGTTTCCATTTCACCACCGGCTAAAAAAACGTGCAGGACACTTTTCTTAGGATATAACACAATCTCAGTGACAGCGCACCCCTTTTCAGCAGGCCACAACTGCATGCGCCCGCTCAGGATGCCGTCAGCCACATCTTGGAAATCATGCGACCCGCCGCTGTATTCCAGCGCGTCTTCGATCCATTTCCGGCAATGCTCCAAGAGCGTCATGCCTGCACCCGACTGATGACCAGCGTCACCGACGGCGATGATGGCGCGTAGGCGGTCGCGGCGTGCGCCTTCAATATGCCGCTAGTGCTATCCGTGGCCCACATCACATTCAGCACGTCATTGGCGTTGACGCTGAAAATCGCTGTCCGCGAAACCACGATGGTCGCGCCGTTGTTGTGCAAGCTGGCAACAATTGTGCTTCCCGTCACATTCGTGCCGTTCAGCCTCGGCCAAAAGCGGAACTCCACTGTGCTGGACGTGGAACTCGCAATCTGCGCCGTGAAGGCCAGCTTGTACAAGCCGCCCTCAACAAAGGTAATCTCGGTCAGGGGCGATCCAGTAAGCGTGATGCCCTCGGTAATGATGTCATCCAAGGCAATCTTATAAGCCGTGTCAGCAGCCGCCGCCGTGATGTCAGCATCTTGGCCCAATACCGCATAGCCGTCTGCCAGCACGACCTGCCGCCACTCGCCGCCTTTACTGACGACAGGATAACCGCCAGACGCATCCCACAAGATTACGCCGTTTTCAGCCGCCGAAGCATTGGCAGGCTTAAACTGCAAACGAGACGCCACGCGCTGAAGGTAGGACACGATGTTCTGCGCCCAAACCTGAATGTTTGCCGTAACAGGCGGTGGCGTGAAGCCGTAACTCATCGACGGCCACCCGGAACAGCGTCAAGCCGCATCACGCCGACTCGCCAGTCTGCCGTCCTCGCGCCATCGACGCGCACTTGCACTTGACGCCCTGTAAACCGCACGCTGGTCGGGTTGGCCATTGAAAATGGTCCATACTCACGCAGCGTATCATTCGGGTGGAAGCGCGTCTTGAATGTAGCCGTCACGTCGCCCTGCGTCTTCTCGTCCGGGATAAGCATGGTCGCAGCCATCACATTGTCTCCAGCCCCCAAGCTGATCGGCCCGCTCTCGGCAAACACATCCGCGCCTTCGTGCGAAAAACCATACTCATGATCATACGATACACCCGATGCGTCAATCCAGATCGGGTTGCGGAACAATCCAGCGTCAACGCCAGCCGTCCGAGAGATTGCGCCGACAGACCAATGGCTTTCCGAATGGTTAAAAACGACATATCTGTCGTTTTCATTTGATGCGGCAGAAGGATAGAACCACCAGATTTCGTTAAATGCTTGGTTCGTAACGGCATAAACCTTTGAAATTTGACCCAAGTTTATGCTGCTGAAAACATAATCTGCCACCTCGCACGGCAAGTCCTGAACAGCGCCACCAGCGTAAGCGTGAAAACCACGTTTTCCCATCCAAAACACGCCCTCATCGACAGACGCAACGCATTTGCGAGAAATAGCACCACAAGCAGATCCTACACGCTCAAAGCCGTAAACAAACGGTGGCCCCTGATAGGTCGCGGCGTGCGCGTCTTGGCTTGTCAAGATTAAGGTTTGTCCGCGCGTGCGGACGCCAAGCATGATCTGACCACTGGTCTGCAACTCAATGTCGCCAGCCTCATTAGTCGCCAGCGGGGCCCAAGTCGTGTTATCTTCCCGGTCAGACCATTGGACCTTGCGAGGGTTTCCGCCAGCACCAAGCGCAAACATGAAACGCTCAGCAGTTACAACAAGAGCAAGGTTGTCGATGGGCGCATTAGAAATGGCCACCGCGTTGTTTGCTGTGTCCAAGTCCCACTCAAGCAGGCGGCCATCCGCAACGGAACAGGCAACGAGCCGTTCGCCCCAGTTGTCCAGTGACCACGTTGTTGCCTCACTGTAAGACCCAGTGTCAGGGCGAGGCGTTCCGTAGCTGTATTCACCGTATAAGCTTGATCCGTAGCCGATGTTAAGCGTTGCGTTTATGCTGCCGGACGCCAGATCGTTTGGAGTAATATCGGTAATGGTCCCAGCAGCGTTGACAGACTTTAGAGCATTGTGGAAACCCACAGCATAACGACGACCGTTCAGCAAGTCACTCCAAGCCAAAGCACCGCGAGGCGCGGTCGAGCCTACCGTGTCCCGCGTGCGCCACCCGCCGACCGGGCGCATGGTCCCGTCAACCCAGCGAACCAAGTTGGCGTCATACCAACGGTTGCTGGCCTGAAATTCGGTGCCGTTGCGATAAACACCCGGCGGCAGTTGAAGCGGGACAAGCGGCATTTCGACCTCACATGAGACTGCGCGCAGCGCGTGGATGGATCATACGCCTATTGCACTGTCCGAGCAATAATTCAGGCCAAATGGGACACATAACTAAGCCTCGACCCAAGACAAGGACGCCTCATCCCAGTGGTGGTTTTTCCCATCGTTTGGTCGCGAGACAGGCGGCTTGAAACCGCACGATTTTTCGTCAAACAGCCAAGACGCAAATCCTGTTTCTTGCCAAGTCATCTTGACAAAAGCTTGCTTGGCAAGCCTCTCCTCATCAGTCATTTGATGGACGTGGTGAACGTCCGTATAAAAATCACCATCGGCCTCATATGTCGCGCCAATGTAAACCTCATATGGGCCAACAGTTGGAGGGGCTGTTCGTATAAACCTAGCGAAGTCTGGCGGCAGCTTTTGGGTGTCAATGTGCGGAAAAGCTGCACGAAAATTGTCACCCAATATAGGATGCTCAAACGGCTTTCCGTCCTTGATGCGAATGTAAAGCTCCACTTACAGATTCCCCGTGTTTGTTGATGGGAATGATCTGGTAGCAGCAGGCCAAATTATACGGACAGCCCCAACGCCGCTAAAACTGGATGTCTGGTTCTGAGCCGCGCCGCCATATAGATCACTGGACCCGCCAGAACCCGGCGAGCCCGATCCGGGGTTTCTGCCGGTATTCCCCCCGATGCCTCCAGCCCCATTTGAACCTTGCCCAAGTATGCCTACGCCGCCGCCGCGCCCGCCGCCGTTGTTGAGCCCGACCCAGCCGCCGCCGCCGCCGCCGCCGCCGCCGCCGCCAGATCCGCTTGATCCTGACACACCTGCGTTGGCTGCCCCTGCGCCGCCGTTGCCGCCATTCCCAGAGTAACCCCCAGCGCCGCCGTTACCGCCGCCGTAAAGACTAACACCATTTGCGCCAGCGCCGCCATTGCCGCCGCCATCGCCGACATATGTGCCCCCGGCTGCGCCAGTGTTTGTCGAAGTCCCGCCACCGCCGCCGCCCTTAACGGTTGAATCACTTATGAAATAAGAGTCGCCACCATTTTGGCCCTCTATGTTTTTGGCAGCGCCGACCACAACTGTATATGACGACCCTGCGGATACTGGGATGCTATTCTTGTAGCCAAGACCGCCGCCTCCACCGCCACCATATGCGCCCTTACCACCAGCCCCGACAGCAACGACAGAAACGCCTACAACACCAGATGGAGCAACCCAAGAGTATGTTCCAGCCGTGGTGTAGGCAGCCTGCCCAGTGTTTACATTTCCAGCAGTAGGCCAGTTCCCGGCTTTTTTGTATTCAAGAGCCTCGTCAAGCGACCAAACGCCAGACGCTCTTGAGCCGTCATACGGACCGTCAGGCGGAACCGCCACTGACCTAATAATGTTCGCTTGATGACGCTTTTCTGTCATAGCCACATGCCGCCTTTATGACTGACAATCACTGACAATCAACTGATTTCCTCGTAGCTGCAAATAACCTTAAGGTCGTTTGCCGCACCAGCAGTCGCCCCGATAGACCGATCTTCTTCAAGGTAGATCGGCGTGTTCTTGTCGATTACAACCAAAGTCGCATCAGCCGGAACCGAAATCGTGCTAACGATCTGCGTGGCAGTTCCACCGATGTCGTCCTGATCGTAAAAATTGATGGTGATGTCAGCGGCAACAGAGCCGTCCACATTCGCCACGCTGATCGTGTTTATCTTAAACACCTTGCCGCTGGATGCCGGATTGCTGACGACTGCGGTGGCATTTGTGGTTGTGAGGTTTGCCACGGCGGTTTTACCCGTGATGGTGGTTACGTTGACGATATTAGGCGCAGCCATGATCTTTCCCCTTAGCTGAATACGATAGACAAGGCGATTGATTTGCCGATTGTCGCCGTGTTGTTCAATGTTGCTGCGGTAGCTGTAATAGTTGTGCCACCGATTTTCCACTCGCCCGCCGTCAGGTTCGGCTTGATCGCTACAGTGCCATCAAGAAGATCGTCAAGATCGTCCAAGTTGTCGTTGATCTTGCCGCCCCAAGTGTCCTCGGATGCGCCAACTTCTGGCTTTACCAAGCCAAAACTGGTTGTCGTTGTGTCAGCCATGCTTGCCGCCCCTTATGCCGCTTGCGTCCAAGTTTCAGCCGTGTCGCTGGCCGGAACCCAGATTTCGCCTGTGTCAGATTGCGGAACCCAAGTCTCCGCCGTGTTGTCGTCTGGCTGCCATTTCTTGACCGCCGCCACGCTCAATATACACGAAATTTGAGAAAGCGCACTAGTAAGACGAAGGCGCTCATCGCCAGCCGTCATATCCGAATTTACAAACACGTTGGCAGACGCGCTGGCGGTGGTTGCTGCGGTTGCGCTGACAGACGCAGCAACAGAAATCACAATTTCGACATCCTTGACACTTAAAACGCTGCATGTCGCGCTCGAAGACAAGGATAAAGAGGCGCTGGCCACTGCTGAAAGCTGCGTTGACGCTGAGGTAAACGCTGTCGCCGAAATGCTGGCTGACGCCTCAAGAGGATAGAAAACTCCATCGTCCGCGAGTGCAACGCTTGCTAAAGGGGATAATCCAAGCATGGCCAGACCTTATGTTGCGCGAGCTTTAGTCCGATCTTAACTGGTTACCACGGCGTCCCGGAAACCACGACAGGGTTCTTGTGGGCTTCGATCTGCGCCGCAAGGGAGGCTTCCGTCTCGGCCTTGTCCACCGAACCCCAGACCCATGCCAGCACGTCGGCTTCGGTCAGGGTGTCGTATGGCTTGAAGCCGGGAGCAGTGGCGTCAGGGGTAAACCCAACGGTGCCGTAGGACGAGGCGCTGTAATCCTCGTCAACGGCATTGGCACGCCAGTGAGCCATAGTGATCCCACCAGTGGAGACTTCATGCTCACAGGTGTCGATGCTCCAAGTGATAGTCGCGGTCATTCTTCGGTTCCTTCCGCCAGAGATTCGGTCAGCATGTTCATGAAGGCATTGCGGCCCACCTGAAGCTGGTCGAGGTTGAACTGAGTGGAACCGATCTTGCGGTCCAGATCAGCGATGTGGTTGATGAGAACCTTCTGCTGATCGTTCAGTTGGTCCTCGGTGTAGTCCTTGTTGTCGATCGTGATGACGAATGGTTTTTTCTCGGCCATCGTGATCCTCCTTTCATGATTTTAATGCGTTAGATGGGAACGGCGGCCAAACGACAATAAAAGGAAAGCCAGCCTGCTCGGTTATGTCGCGCAATGCCTGACGATATGCGACCCAATCGGCTGGAACTTGAGACCCAGTTTCGACACACTTTACCACGATCCAATCCGTTTGGCGCAAAAAGTCATCACGCTTTCTGCGGATGTTTTCTGACACAATCGGCGCAGGCTTTTCTATGATGTCAAAACCGAGAGACCAGACGCCTCCAGCCTCCTGCGGCATGTCATGGTAGACAACTTCGTGCGTTTCATCCTCGACGGGCGGTGTGGGCAGAATATCAACAGGGAAGACGCCGTACTCAGCGAGCAGCGAGTCTGGCATCGGATCTGGGAAGCTGACCTGCGGATTGTCGCGGCGCAATTGCCCAACCGAATATTGCTCGGGGCGTCCATTTATTACGCGGATGTGCATGCGTTTCCTCCGATTTTGCCTGTCTATGGAGCTGAGCCAGCGGCCAGATTACTTGTGGTCAGGGATAGGCTCTGATCTATTTCCGTCGGAACTGCGCCGTAGGCAACGATTAGCGCAATGGTATTTGCGTCGACGCCATATGATTTCGATGGCGTAAACGCTGATGTGTATCTAGCAGAATTTGACCATCTCGGGCGGTATATTTCACCGTCAAAAAATTCCGTGTTCGGCACTGCGTTTGCCGAACTATTTGCCCCACCAACAAGCAAATCGTCCGCTGTGATGTTGAACGACACAGTCGCTGACGTAACCTGAGTTCCGTCAACAAAAAGTCTTAGTGTGCTTCCAGAACGGCTGGCCGCGACATGATACCATGTATCGACGTTGATTGTGCCCCCAGTGGCAATCGCTCCGCCTTGGTAATACTGCAACTGTCCATTTAGGATATAAAGCATACCGCCTGAGGAATTATAATTTTGGCCCATAATGCCGCGATACCCGCTAGTAGCGTCCGGCCTTATCCATGCCTCAAGCGTGAAATCTCCAGTGCCAAAATTTGTTCCGGCAGCCCCATTGTAGATGTAAGAACTCGACCCATTGAAATCAATGGAATTGTCCCCAGCAGCAGTCCCAATCAGGTTTCGCCACAACATCAGGCATTCCCCACACGCGCGCCGTAGATCGTTGTAGCGACCTTCCACAAAACGATGACCGTAAACCCGCTCGTCGCCAACGTCGGAGCCACACCCCCATTCGTTTCCCAAACCGGGGCAAGCGTGGTCCATGTGATAGTGTTGGCCGTGCCATCGTCAATCATCAGCGTAATGGATTGCCCGGCTGCCCAGTTTTCCTGACCCGGTGTGCGACCAGCGCCAAGGGTCCACGTTTGGATTGAACCGTTGTTTGGGTCTAGGTTGACGGTCGCGCCGTCTGTGATGGCAAAGACTTTTTCGGTGTATCCGCCATCAAGGGTCGTCGTCCCAGACACATGCAGCCGCGTTGATGGGGAACTCGTCCCAATGCCTACGTTGCCCGTAGAGGTGATACGCAAACGCTCAGACCCAGCCGTCTCCACCGTCACGGTATCAGCCGCAGGGAAACGGATCGCAGTGTCGGTGTCGCCAGAGTGGATGATCTTATCCGTGATCGTTACGTCACCGTTCACGTCAAGCGTGGTTGCGGGAGTAGTCGTCCCAATCCCTACGTTGCCTGTAGAGGTGATACGCATACGTTCATTTGCGCCACCCGTCATGAAAAAAATCACGCCTTCTGATCTAACGCGGAATGTATCCGTGCTATGGAGGTATGTAATGTTCCCAGAAGTGGCGGTTTGGTCCGAAAAAGTGATGGCGCTCTGACCGGTGTCCTGAGCAACCATGAGGATAGAAGAGTCCCCAGTGTTGTTCCTGACACCAATAGATGCAGCAGTGGCCCCCGTTCTTGCCACGGTAAGGCTGTCCCCCGGATTGGTCGTCCCAATCCCCACGTTCCCCGCAGAGGTGATCCTCATGCGTTCACCGTCAACCCCACCAAAAGTATAACCTGTAAATCCAGTCTGGCTTCCCCAGAAGTCCATTAAGCCGGTGCTGCTGTTACGCCCAAAGCGATAGAACAGAAGGCTATCAGTGCGGAGGCGGATTTGGTCACTGGTCGCACCAAGGACATCCAGCGTGGTCGCAGGACTGTTCGTCCCAATCCCTACGTTGCCCGCAGAGGTGATCCTCATACGTTCTGTAAAGCCGCCTGTGGCAAATTGCAAAAAGTCCGAGGCTCCAGAGGCTGCGATTTGGAGGAAGCCATCCTGCGCCGAAATACGTCCAGCATCAGGGTCGGCGGCGTCACCGAGGAAGAGATAGGCAGGGCTGCCCGTTCCAGACGAGACTTGGATGGATGCGTTTGCTGCGGCCTCGAAGAAACCCGCTACCGTTACGCCAGTGTTCAAAGAAGCGCCAGAACTGCCCGGAGCGACATGAAGCCTTGCTAAGGGGCTGGTCGTCCCAATCCCCACGTTGCCCGTTGAGGTAACCCGCAACCGCTCATTTGCGCCACCAGTCTGCCAGCGTATGTCCCCTGCGGAGCGGGAAACCAAAGAGTCAGTGGTGTGCGCGTATTGTAAAATCCCGCTCTGAAAGTTATCCGTGTCACCAAAGAAAATCGCACCAGTGCCTGTGTTTGCCGTAGACAAAAACAGATTGGAGTTTCCTGTCGTGTTGGTGATGGCAATCCCCGCGTTTGTTGCGCCTGAGCGAACGACCTGCAAAGGTTGGTTGGGGGTAGTCGTCCCAATCCCTACATCGCCGTCAGAGGTGATACGCAACCGCTCAATCCCACTCGTCTCCACCGTCACGGTGTCAGCCGCAGGGAAACGAATGGCGGTGTTAGTGTCGCCAGCGTGGACGATCTTGTCGGGGATGGTGATGTCAGCAGTGAATGTTGCGCTGTCAGGCTGTATAATGTCGCTCGCCAGAGCGGAAACGTACACAACGGCGGAGCCAGACAGGTTTAGCAAAGACCCTGTGCTGGATTGCACCAGAGACCGCGAGAGTGTCGTGCCAGATGACGTGTATGTGCCAGTTCCAAGCTCCCAAGCCACACCGTCTTCAATGACATATCTCACGCTGTCAGCATTAGAGACGCCCGCACTGGCGAATGTCTGGAAGCCAGCAAGCGCAGAGCCGAGCGTAATGGTGCCAGACCCCGTAGTGGCGGTTGTCATCTTCGCGCGGTTGACCAGCTTAGGCATTCATCTCACCTCAATCGAGCGTTACGTCCAGATCACCCGTCGGGATACGCAGAACGTCGCCCGTGTCGATGGTCTTGGACGCGGTCAGCGCAGCGTAGGCGATCATGTTGCCAGAGGTGGCCGCATCAAAGATGGCCGCGTGAGTAATGGTGCCCCAGCTTCCCGTTGCAGCCGCAAATTCAACCGAGCCGCTGTTCGATGCGTTGTTGCCGCTCACGGTGAACGTGACGGCCTCGCGGGTGTAGCCGTTGCCGCTCACCTCGGTGCCGCCGCCGCTTTCACCCGGTGCAGCCGTGAACAGGCCAAGATACCAAGCGGTCGGACGTGCCGGAGACGGGCTGCTTGCCGTCAGGAGAAACGTCAGGACGCTGGTTTCGAAAGAGTTTGTCAGTGACATCAGAAACTCCTGATTTTCATACGCAGGCCGGTTCCGCTGTGCCGCGCGTCGTTGGAAGAATTGTTCAGGTTATCAATCGCGGATTGATACAGGGCTGCCCAGATTTGAATGCGGGCGTCGTCCTTCAGGTACGGTGCCGAGTGGATCAGCGCCCCGTAGAGGTAGGCATCCGGCGCGTTGGTCAAGAGCCAGTTGGTCGTTGCCGAGTCCGACAGCGCAGGTATCTTGCCGAAGTATAGCAGTTCGCCCGTGTAAAGGCCATCCGGCACTGGGTACAGTTCAAACTGCGCCCCGGTCATCGCGTAGTAATACGGGCGGCCAGTGACGTTGCTGTCGGCCTGCTTGCGGTCGATCATCTCAGCTTGGCTGATAAGCTCCAGCCGCGAGGTTTCGCCGGTGGTCAGGTAGAAGCGGATTGTCTCCACCCAATCGGCGGGGATGGCGCTGAATTGCGTGTCAAGCTGGGCGGTCGCGCGCTGCTCCATACGCCAGTGACGCAGCTTGCGCTGCATGTCAGCCTCGGCCAGCGCGATGAAGGTCGGCACGACAGACGTAAGATCGTCGCGATTAAGTGTGTCTGCTATTACAGTTTGCAGGAGAGCGTATGTCGAGATACTCATGCTGCGTCCCTCCAAAAATTCGCGTCCCAAGACTTTCTAGCACAGCAGGCCTCAAAGAAATCAGGCCCACTGTACAAGTGAACAAAGCCAGACTTTCTTGAGACATATGCTTGAAAGTTTCCGGGCTTCGATGCGTGCCTGACGCCGCAAATCCCCAACCTTCCATCCCGATGAGCCTTCATGTTTAGCTCATTTTTTCCATTTGATCCATCGCGCAGATTGGAGATGGCGTTATTCGCCTTGTTTCTGTCGATATGGTCAATAATCTTTGGAGGTTCTTCACCATAATTCAAGGCCCAAGCAAGCCTATGAGCCAGCCATTGCGTGCCATCGACACAAACAGACAAATATCCATCAGGTCGAACACTTCCGGCGGCTGCGCCAGCGCGCTTAAATCTCCCCCTGCCTGATTTGCGCCAAGTGAAGGCACCAGAAACAGGATCGTAGTCGATCTCTTCCGCGACGGCTGTCTTTAGCGTGGCATAGGTCGTGATGGTCATTTCTTCTTCGCCTCGTTGCGGGCCGAAATGGCCTTGGCTTTTGCCTTAGCGTCTGCCTTGCTGCTTGCGCCCCATGCGTTGAGTGATAGCAGAAGTCGCGTGGGTTTTCCATCCTCGTCACGCTCGGGGCCGGGCATCCCGCCCATCCGAGCCAAGAAGGACGCCCGGCGCGTCC